ATCCTTACAGCTCAAGTTTAACAAGAAGCTCCGCGAAGACTTCGGTGAACTGCTGACTCCCCAGAAATCCCTCAACGCTCGCGATAATCAGGAAGCCTTCCTGACCACAAACGGAATACTTGTTGAAGCTGCCTCAATGGGCAAGCAGCTCCGAGGTAAGAGAAACGGTTCATTCCGTCCTGATCTCGTTATCTGTGACGACCTGGAGTCCGCGAAAAACACCAACACGCCAGAGTTGCGAGAGAAAAACCTGTACTGGTTTAACTCCGTGGTAATCCCTATCGGTGATCCTGCCAGGACCGCTTTTGTCTATATGGGAACAATCGTCCACGGGCGAGGTCTGCTCCCGTCTATCCTGGAACGGGCCGACTTTGAGTCGAAAGTCTACGCTGCGATCGTCTCACCTCCAGAACGGGAAGACTTCTGGTCCGAGTTCGAGGAAATATACCGGAACCCTGAGAACGAGGAAAGACTGGACGATGCTGTCGCCTTCTATTACAAGAACCAGGCCGAAATGGACAAAGGCGTGGAAGTCCTATGGCCTCAACGCTTTTCTTATAAAAAATTAATGATGGAGAAGGTCAATATCGGCAGTCGGGCGTTCGGCTCCGAGTTTATGAATAACCCGATCGATGAGGAAACCCAGATTTTCCGTCCTGCTACGTTTACTTATTTTGACTACAGCGACCTACACGACGATCTGGGCCGACCATTACCTTTCGACTACTTCACAGCCTGGGACATCGCTTTCGGTAAAAACAGCCGGTCGGATTATAACGCGATCGTGACCGTGGCAAGACACAGAAAAACCGGGGTTCTCTACGTGGTGGATGCCTGGGCGAAAAAGTGTCCCGCACATGAGGCTCTAAACGTAGCGGTCGAGAAGATCAAGGAGTATCAGCAGAAGATATTCGGTATCGAAACAGTCCAGGCTCAGATTGACCTCTTCCGCCAGCTCCAGGAACGGCTCCCACGGGAAAGGATTTACGGAACGAAGCTCAAGCCGATACTCAGTCGAACTAAAAAAGAAGAACGGATCGAGTCCTTAGAACCCCTTATCGAAAATGGGGTTCTTCGTTTTATGAGGCATCAAAGGCTGCTTTTAGAAATGCTGGAGCAGTATCCTTCCCACGATCACGACGACCTCCCGGATAGTTTGCAAATGGCTGTCGAACTCGCCGGGGCCGGGCGAAGAAAAACTTATCACAATAAGCCCAAGGGGTTGTAAGATGCCGGGCCAGACAGACAATTAGTTGAAAGGAGGTTTGAGGACATTGCCTTTGTTCGGTATAGGGGAGTATTTCCCTCCCGTGGCTCACAAGGTCAGGATCAAGCGTTACCGGGATAATAAAAAGCTGTTCCTGGGCCAGCATTTCGAAGTGTTCAAGAGGGTTCAGGACAGCCTTTCGAGACGACAAAACGAAATCATATATATCTCAGCAAATCTGCCGGGAATTATCTGTAAGAAGTCGGCAGATTTTTTGTTTGGGGAGTCTCCACATTACTCTGCCGGGAAAGAAGACTCCAGCCCGGAACAAAAAGCTCTGGAACGATTTGTCGCCGACAATGAACTGAATATTACGAACTACGAGTCCGCTCTGGGCAACAGTTACCGGGGCGACTCTTTTTATAAAGTCCGCTACGGTCAGTATTACGACGGGCTGGTGGACAAGAAGCACGACCCGTTCAAGGTCTACATCGAGGCACAGAACCCTGAATACGTCTTCCCTGAAACATTGCCGGGAGACGCTAATAAGATCCTGGCTTATCATATAGCTTATCCTGTAATGGTCACGGGCCGGGACGGGGAGGACTGGATTCTAAACGTAGAAAGCCACTATCCCGGTGTCATTAGATACAGCAAGTGGCGAATGAAACCGATCAACCTGACCGTTGACAATGAAATCACCGAATGGAGAATATATTCCGAAATTCTGGACTCTCGTTCTGAGGTTGAAACCGGGGTTCCTTATCCCCTGGTCGTTCACGTCCCGAACTACGCAACCGACGAGAGCTGGGCCGGTATCGACGACCTGACCGAGAATAAAGCCATCTTTGATGAAATTAACAACCGTCTGTCTCAGATCGCGGTTATCCTGGACAAACACGCCGACCCTGCCATTGCTGTGCCGACCGGCACTCTGGGCGAGGACGAGGCCGGGAACCCGATTTTCAGGATTGGTATTGATAAGGTCTTCGAAATGATGGGTAAGGACGACATTCTTCCTCAATACATTACCTGGGACGGTCAGCTCCAGGCAGCTTTCCAGGAACTTGAAAAGCTAATCGATATCCTCCTGGTTAACGCCGAGGTTCCTGCCGTGGCTCTGGGCCGGGGCGACTCCGGCACTTCGGGCAGCTCCGGGCTGTCGATCAAGTGGCGGATGAACTCACTATTAGCCAAGATCAACCGTAAGAGGCAGTATTATAATAAAGGCTTACGCCGTGTCCTGTATATCGCTCAACTATTGGAGAAGGCTCGCCTCGGCAAGATCGATTACGAGGTCATGGTTCCACAAATTCAGTTCCGTGACGGGCTTCCCGACGACGAAATGGAGCTGGCCACCATCGCTCAGATCAGGACCGGCGGTAAGGCAACGATCAGCCAGAAGACCGCTATTATGAAACTTGACGGTCTGACCGAGGAACAGGCCAACGCTGAACTAGATAGGATTAAGGACGAAGAAGCAGTCGCCGACCCGTCTATCTTTAACAACGAAACCCCTGACCTGACCAAAACCGGGGAGGTCGGGGGTGATCAATAATGCCGGGATTCCGTAAAGTGCCGGAACCAAGCTACGATCGTGACGTGGCTCGTCTCGTTAATGTTTACAAGAAGGCTTTTAAAGAAACAGCAATTCAACTCAGGCCGATTAAGTTCGAGGCCGAAAAGCAACACGCCGAGTCATTGCTGAACCAAATCGCTTTTATCTTACAGGGACTTGACGCTGATACGAAAAAATGGTGCGAGGAAGTAATTCCGAAAGCATATAAGGATGGCCAATATAGAGCAATCGTTAGTATCAGGGAAGCAAATTCTCTCGCGGAAGCTGCTTCCCTTGCTTCTTTCTCGATGCTTTCGAGGGATACAGTCGAGGCGTTGGTAAACGACACTTACGGCGATTTATTAATTGCAACAAAAAACACAGAAAGAAAGATTAAACAGCTTGTAAGATCGGTCGTTAGCGACACTATGAGATTGAGAGCAATCGAGCAGCTAGGCCGAAACACCCAGCGGAAAGAGATTGCCAGGAAGCTCGCGAGGTTCGGACTCAGTAAGAACTTGGACTCCGAGAGTTGGGTGGGGATAGTAGACTCAGCAGGTCGCCGGTGGAACCTTTCAACTTACGCTGAAATGGTCGTTCGAACCAAAATACAACAGGCACACGTCGAAGGGGTTCGCGTGGAAGCTCTGGAACGGAATGTCGATCTCGCGGTCGTATCTTCCCACGGGGCGACAGACTCCTGCCGTCTTTTCGAGGGTATGGTGGTCAGCCTTAACGGGACGACTCCAGGCTACCCGACTTACGCTGTACTGAGGGCTACGAACAAGATTTTTCATCCGAACTGCCAACACTCGGTAAACCCTGTCCGTGACTTGTCACTGCTGCCGAAAGACGTTCGGGAAAAAGCTGCTGAATCTCTGAAAGCTGCCGAACAGGTTCTCGGTAAGAAATATGAACTTCCGACCCCTGCTCCGCTGCCAGAACCAAAACCGAGGCGTACAAGAAAGCCGAAAGAAAAACCGGAACCGGAAGTATCCACGAACAAGTGGGTTAATCAGAGAACCGTTAAGGACGCTGAAAAGCTGGCTTCAAAGATGTTACCGGATATTGTCTGGGACTTCCGGGGAACACACATTGACGTTATGAACCCGTCGATGGAGAAGTTCGTCCAATTGGCTAATGAATACCCGGAGGTCATTAAACGTCTCAAGTATTACGGGACTTACCGGAACAAGGATACAAGACCGAGAACCTTCAAATGGAACCCGAATACTTTTGCTCATGCTTATACAAACGGGGAGGTCATCGGGCTTAACCCGAAATGGTATGGTGACCCCGACACTTTCCGGGCCGCTTTAAAGCGATGCGTCGATAATGGGTTCCATCCACCTGGTTCCGAAGACTTCGCTTCCGTTGTAACCCACGAATTCGGCCATCAAGTATGGAACTGGTTAGTTACCGAGTATAAAGACAAGGCGTTAGTTCAATACGTTAGAAGTAGGGGTGTTGGAACCGGTTCCGACATTTTAGCCGGTTGGCAACGGAATAATAGTTCACGATCTCAAGCGTTATCAATTTCCGCTTACGCTGATACGAATGCTGCTGAAACTTGGGCCGAAGGATTTACGATGTTTCACCACGCCCCGAATGTTAAAAATCCTGTTGTGGAGAACCAAAAGGCTCTCCTTAAATTTATGAAGGAAGCCGACTGGTATGATAAAGGTGAATGGAACTGGCTTTCAAGTATTCCGGGAGACGAAAGAGAAGGTTTATTGCTTAACCTGGAAGCTAAAGAGAAAAAGCTCATAAAGATATTGAAGGAAATTGGTATTAATGACGCGAGTATATAAAGGGGGTTTATATGATGACCGGGACTGCTCCTGTGTGTATGGACTGCAAGCATTTCGATTGGAAGGGTGAACTTCCGGGGCGTTTTTCCTGCAAAGCGTTCCCGGACGGAATTCCTGATGACATTAAATGGGGTAATCATATTCACAAAACCCCTTATCCTGGGGATCACGGAATCCAATTCGAATCCATGGAAGACGACGACGAAAAGTAACCCGATTTATTTAACCCTGGCTCAAGCAGCCGGGGTTTTTTATTTCCTGGACTTGTCGGATCGGTTAGATCGGTCGCCTCTCACGTTTTATACGTGGGGGGTTAAGCAAGCCGGGGAGTAAATTATTCTACCTCGCGGTCGCAACCGCGATAACAAGCGTAAGGAGCATTCCTGTAATAAACAAAAATGAGCTTTGAAAAAAAGAGTACCTCCTGTTAACATACGAGGTGTCAGCCTTCGCGAAAAAGCGACCCTTAAAT